CAAACTCTCAAAGGTACGACAGCCCCCTCGGAATTAACAGTGGGGGTGAGTTCGCAGACACAGGCAGGTCACTATCATCAGCGGATGATGACAGCTTCGGAGGTGTGGGTGTTAATACTGCTACAGGTTTCAGTACAGGCTACAGTGGTGATGACGGATATAGACAAGGCGGTCGCATCGGCATGGCTGCAGGTGGACAGATGGCAGCAGGCATGGCACCCTCTGGATTTATTGGTGCGCCACCTAGCCAAGTATCCGAAGCAGAGTCAGTTGCAGACAACGTGAATACCCAAAAAGAAGAAGGTACATTCATCATCAACGCAGCCGCTGTTGAGTTCGCGGGTGAGTCTGATGTCATGAAGATGCTCAAAGACGCACAAAAAGAAGCGGTTAGACGCGGAATAACAGTTGACAATCCTGAACGAAGTGCTAAACTAATAGATGTAGCCCTGTCACAAGGAGAAGTGACGGTCGCACCCCATCTCGTCAAAATCATCGGTGAAGACCGCCTTACCAAGATAAACAATCGTGGTAAACCGGAAGTTAAAGAACGCATCGAAGAGAATGGTCAGCAGATGGCTGCACAGGGCGGGTTCATCGGACTTGCTAATGGTGGCACGGCTAACAGTTCTGAAAACTACGAAGATAAGATAATTGTAGACGAAGTACGTCGCAAGATGGAAGCTATATTTAAAACAGCAGAAGACAGAGAAATAGACGTTACCTCTGAGTACCCCGGTCCCGAAGAACAAAAATACTTTGAAGACATAGCCCGTTTAAATCCGGGAACACAGCCTATTACGGGGAACTGGTCTGCAGGTCCGGGAGAGATGAATGTTCCTAAAACCCCGACTCTATTTAACCTGTTTGCTTTAGCAGAAGAGATGGCGCATACGGAGTTTTTTGATAATATAAATAAAAAGGCAGAAGCTGACCCTGATTACGAAGCTGTATTTGAACAGAGTGAAGAGGGTAGATTTGCAGAAGAGCTACGTGCTAAAATGATAGCTTTTGAAACTGTAGGCGGCTTGCTACCTGCAGGTAAAGCAACCGCAGATATGACACTAAACGATTATGCTAGTGACTTTGTTTATTATCTAAAAAATAACGCGGATAAATCCGTATACGAAGCAATGCTAAAGAAGTACCCCAGTTTAAAAAATGCAAAATCTGCAGTGCTGCCTATGGCTGAAGGCGGGTTCCTCGGTTTTATGGACAGCATCAACCCCTTTTCATCTAGCGAAGAAGAAACACCCCAGCAAGGCTTTGCTACGGTGCCTGTAAAGCCCGTAGGAGCGCAGCCTGTACCTGCAGGTAGGGAACTAGAGGGTGACGTAGGGGAAGCAGAATACGATGCTCCTATGAGCGAATACGGGGATGTTCCGAAAAGTCTAAAGGAAGCTGCATCTCAATTTGGTACGAAAATACGCACTCGTTCAAACATTAAAGACTTCATGAGCGATTTGTCAGACGTAGATGCTTTGGCTCTTCTTATTATGTCAGAAACAGTATCCAACAAAGACCCCGTAGATGATATGAAAGCTATTGGTCAGGTTGTTGTCAATCGCGCAAATTCAAACTACAGAAACTTTAAAAAACAAAACACTATAAAGGACGTGATTTTATCCCAGACCAAAGGTGGTGCCTTTGAGTTTGCAGGAGTGGACAAAACACCTTTTAACAGAATACTTAAAGACATTAAACAGGGTAAAGCAGATAAGGGTCTTGCAAAAGCCTACTCCGCAGCTAACGATGTGTTGAGTGGCGAAATGGAAGCAGAGCCTATCATATCTCCTGACACCTTATACTACACTTTACCCAAAGCTCAAAGTCAGTGGATGAGAAAAAGCCCTGACCTTCAGTTGTCTACCAAGTTTGGAAAGCACGAATTTTACAAAGTTCGATAGCTTTACATATTAGTCAGCTACCCGCATAGCGGCCCTGACATAACCGAAGCGGCTACCTACACGCCAAGTAGCCCCGCATTATGAGGTAAAAAATGGCAAAAGCAAAAGGCCACAGAGCCAACAAACCAAATGACTCCTTCGGAGTAACTAACGCCGGTAACTTGTATCGTGGAAAATATCGTGATGAAGTTTACGAAGACGAAGAAGACCAATTAGAAGCGTCTGAAGAAACCCAAGAAGCTGACCCCGCAGAAGCGGCTACTCAGAGTGACGATAGTTTCGTTCCCCAAAAGGAAACAAAGGAATCGGAACACGACTACAAAAAACGGTATGACGACCTAAAGAAGCACTACGATAGTAAGGTCAACGAGTTTAAAGGGGAGATTGATGGTCTCCGCAAAGCTATGAATGACCGTGCTGTTGAAATGCCAAGGGGTGTAACACCACCAAGAACTCAAGAAGAACTCGAAGAGTTTAAGGAACGTTACCCTGACGTATTTGAAGTGGTTCAAACTGTCTCGTCTATGCAGACAGAATCTCAGGTGTCAAAGCTCCGAGAAGAAATTGGTACCATCAAAGAACGGGAACAGCAGTTAGAAAAGCAGAAAGCGTACGAAGAACTGCTTAGATTGCATCCTGACTTCGATGAAATCAAGACTACAGATGAGTTCTTGAAATGGCTCGAAGAGCAGCCACAAACACTAGCAGACGGTATTTACAAGAATAATACTGACTCACGGTGGGCGGCTCGTGTAGTGGACCTGTATAAGGCCGATACTGGTCTTAACAAACCTACGAAGTCTAAACGGCAGGAAAGTGCAGCAGACGCTGTAACAAAGACCCCTGCTAAGAAAATCTCTACCGACCCCGACGGGGGCAAAAGAGTTTTCAAGGCTTCACACATCGCCAAGATGAAACCTTGGGAGTTCGAAAAGCTGGAAGGCGAAATCGACTCTGCAAGGGCAGAAGGGCGAATTGATTACAACTCTTAATCCTCAAGGAAGGGATTGAACTAATGGCTTTTGATAGCGCATCAGGTTACAATAACCTGCCGTCTGGGAATTTCACACCTGAAATTTTCAGTCAAAAAGTTCTCAAGTTCTTCCGTCGTGCTTCGGTTGCAGAAGATATTACTAACACCGACTACGCTGGCGAAATTGAAAACTTCGGTGATACAGTACGTATCATTAAAGAACCAACAATTACTGTATCTGCATACTCACGCGGTTCTGTGGTAAACCCACAAGACCTCGCTGACGACCAGATTACTATGGTTGTTGACCAAGCAAACGCATTTGCGTTTAAGATTGACGACATTGAAGAGCGTCAGTCACACGTCAACTTCGAAGCATTGGCTACGTCTTCAGGTGCATACTCCCTGAAGCGTAAGTACGACGCTAACGTTCTTGACCTCATGGCAACCTCTGCTGGTCTAACCGGCGAATCAGGTGCTTCTGTGGCTCAAATCGGCAGCATCGGTACTCTTGGTACAGCTTTGGATATCGGCGGCAACGCAAATCCCGGTAACCTAGCGGTTAATACCATGCTGGCAATGGCTCAGTCACTCGATGACCAGTCAGTTCCAGAAGAGAACCGTTGGTTTGTTGCACCACCAGCTTTCTACAAGCACCTGTTCTCAGCAGGAGCAAAGTTCGCAGAAGTTCAGGTAACTGGCGATGCGACTTCTCCACTGCGTAACGGTCTGGTGACACTAGGCAACATCGCTGGCTTCCAGTGTTACAAGTCAACTGCACTCGTTTCTAGCGGTGCTACTGACCAAGTAACCATTACTGGTCTAGCAACAGATGGCTCTGAGAATGTTATTCTCGGCGGTCACATGTCTGCAACAGCTACTGCTTCGCACATTGCGAAAACAGAAGTTGTCCGTTCAACCGAAACTTTCAGCGACATCATTCGTGGTCTTCATGTGTTTGGACGGCAAGTCCTTCGCCCAGAAGCAATCGTTCGTGGCGTTGTTAGCTTAGATTAGTAAGGGAGAATAACTAATGGCTACTTACAACGTAACGGGTGCCGTAGCCGGTATCCCTCTCGGTAAGAAGATGCAGACTGTTGAAGTTGTTCTCGACTTTACATCTACTTCTCTTGCTACTGGTGACATCGTGAACGTCTTTGAAATTCCAGACAACACTCTGGTTTTGATGGCTGGTATCGAAGTATTCCAAGCAGCATCTACAGGCTCACCTACAATCGACATGGGTGACGCTGGTGCAGCAGATACTTGGGTAACTGACGTTAGCGGTTCCGCTGTTGCACAGGAGTTTGGTCAAACTGCTAAACTCTACACTGCAGCAGACAACATCGACATCCTTGGTGTTACTGCAGCATTCGACGGTAAAATCCGTTGTATTGCAGTAATGTGTGACATGGGTGACCCCGGCGTGGGCGCACCATTCGCATAAACAACTTAGTTGAGGGGGAGGGGCAACTTTCCCCCTTGACGACTTTTTAATTTCATGATATAAGCAGCTATCCTCTGCAGGGATATACCCCAAATGTTCAAAGCAATACTCTTTATATGTAGTTCGCTACTAGGTAGCACAGAGTGTCTAGAAATAGAAGACACCCGTGGTCCCTACGACACAAGAGGAGAGTGTATAGAACGAGCAGTAGAAATGTATCATTCTACGCAGTTGCTAGTACCACCCCCTTATGAATCTGTTAGGTATGAGTGTGAGAGTGGAATATAATGCCTCGTAAAAAAGAAACACCTATAAAAAAAACAACTAAAGGAAAGGGTGCTAACTACCGCCCTACCAAGTCTGGCGCAGGTATGACTGCAAAAGGCGTTAAAGAATATAAGAAAAAGAATCCCGGTTCTAAACTAAAGACAGCAGTTACAGGCAAAGTTAAGCCCGGAAGTACAGCGGCTAAACGCCGTAAATCTTTTTGTGCTAGGTCAGCAGGACAGATGAAGAAGTTTCCCGGTGCTGCAAAAGACCCCAACAGTCGTTTACGTCAAGCAAGAAAGAGATGGAAATGCTAGCTGCACTCATAGGACCCATATCTTCTATAGCCAGTACGTGGCTTGAAGGTAAAGTAGAAAAGACAAAAGCAGAAACAGGAGCTAAAGTTGCAAGAGCTAAAGCTGAAGCTGTCATCATGGAAAAGAAAGCTACTGGCGAAATCGACTGGGATTTGGCTATGGCTGAAGGAAGTAAGCACTCTTGGAAAGATGAGTGGATTACAGTTTTATTCTCTGTACCTCTCATACTGGCCTTTTGTGGTGACTGGGGTAGAGAAATTGTGCAAGAAGGCTTCACAGCTTTACAAGCGATGCCGGAGTGGTATCAGTACAGCTTGGGCCTCATTGTGGCAGCGTCACTAGGTATGCGTGGAGCAACCAAGATGTTTGGAAAGAAGTAACATGAACGAAGATAAAGTAAGAAAAGGTATGGGTGCAGCAGCAGTAGGTTTAGCAGGTGCAACTGGACTTGCCGTGGGTGCTAAGTCAGCAATAGACGGTGCAGCCAGAAGAAAACCAGCACAAAGACCTAAAACAAAAGCACAAACCAGATTTGCAGCACAGGCTAAAGATACTAAAATTAAAACTGCTCAAATAAAAGTAGACCAACTAAAGTCCATCCAGCCTAAAGACCTAAATGCTAGAGATGTAAAAGTAAGAAAAGCACTTTTACAACAGCAGAACGAGATACTTAAAGGCTTAACAAAAACGCCTACAAAAGAATTGGCAAAGAAGTTTGCATTGCGTTCTGTACCCCTTGTAGGAGCCTTCTTAACTGCTATCACTCCAAAACCAGCAGGTCAAGGTTCTGCACTTACAGGTCCGGGGTCAAAAAAGAAACCATGAGCGTCGAAACCTTTCTCAAGTGGAAGATACTCCCACGCTTTATGATGCTAGCCAGTACAATCATGTCTTGGCGTTGCGCTGAGTGGTTTATGGCTTTACCCGACCCAACAGGCGCACAGTCAGCTTTTGTGTCTGTAGTGATGGGCGTTATGACGGGTGTGTTTGGTATTTGGATGGGCCACGAACACAAGGGTGATAACCAGTGAAACAAGCAGCCACAAAGCTAAACGAAGCAAGCGAGATAACTATCCCTCTCCGCAATCTCATCAGTATGATTGCGTTTACTGCTGTTAGTGTGTGGGTTTACTTTGGCTTAACTGAGCGTATTAGTTTTTTAGAACACAACCTAGAACTTACTATGGAAGAGGTCGAAGAAAACGACAACTG